GACTTCCCGGCTTTTGATGACACGCCAGACCTGACAGATACAACCGTTGATCTTGATCCGCCAGTTGATGATGAATGGGCAACTGGTGGCGATTCGCCTATCGGTCCTGATGTAAGCCAGCCTGTTGATGAGCCTATCGGCGGGCAAACACCGATTGGCGGATGGGGCAATCCAGTTGATCCACTTGAGCAATCACGCGATCAGGACGGTATTGGCTACATCACTGGCGGCACAGGGCCAGGTGGCGCGCCTCAGGTTGGCGATACGTTAAGCGTAGACTCAAGCGCCGCGGGGTGCAGTGATTTTCAAGTGTGCTGGTCTAAGATAGACAAGAATACAAACGAAGAGTCTAACATTGAGTGTCAAAGTGGCCCCGGAACCGGAACGCTGTCAATTACAACAAACGAATTAGATCACTACATTGCTGTTAAAGCGCAGTGCAAAGATCCATCTACGCCAGATGGCTGGGGGCCGCCGCAAAAGTTGGGTCAAACAGAAGCGGTTGCAATGGCTCCATTCTTCTGGGAGATTGCATGGGCGAAAGCCTTATATGAAGAGACCGCATCTGCTCAACTCGGCGAAAACTACTGCACTGTTTTTACTTATACATATCAAGACAATAGATTTAATTTCGCTTCAAACGGCGGCGCCTCTGGTAGCGTGGCTCCTGGGCTCATCTGGCTTGAGCAAGATATCTTCACCTGGGACAAGCCGAACTATGACTGCCCTTATCCGCCAGGTTCTGGCGTGTGGTATCAGCTGAAGCCTGAGTTACCTGATGGGACTGTGTTCCCAACCGAGTCGTTTCTCATTGGCACACCAAGAGCGACCGGAGGAAGCTCAAGTATGAGGTTTATTTGGTGGGAGACTGGGGTTGCAGTTGGTTATGGCGCTACATTGGAAGAAGCGCAAGACAATGCAGCTGCACAGCTTCCTTAACAATGGCCACCTTCCCTGCGCTGCAGCCCGCCTCTCGCACCTACACACCTGGCACCAATGCCAGCAGCGAGTTTGCAGTCCTTGACGGCTACGAAGCCAGCGTGCGCCACAGCAATGCCAGCGTTGCCCATGTGCTGCGCATGACCTTCGCGGCACTGACCGCAGCAGAGAAGTTCAGCGTCATCAGCCACTACGCACTCCACGGCACATTCGGGCCATTTGACCTGCCCAGCAGCCTGCTCACCGCCACAAACGTCACATTCCCGGCCGGCTACCTGTGGCGCTATCTGGCACCGCCACAGATCGAAGAGAACTGCAACGACATCAGCGCCACAGTGGAGCTGCAGCTCCTGCCGCCGTACCTGATATGACCGCCTTCCCCGATCTGGAGCCCAACTCCGTCAGCTATGACCTCGGCGGCTTGAATGTCTCAGCAGAGGAGACGCAGAACGGTGCGCCGGTGCTGTTCAGGCACAGCCTGCGCCAAAGCAACTACCGGATCACTCTGACCTACACCAAGCTCACCCAGACGCAGGTGGGCCTGATTCGCCAGCACTACATCGATTCAGCTGGCAGTCACCGCACATTCACCGTTGCACCTGCACTGTGGAATGGCGGCGATGTGATGCCTGCTGATGGCCTCTACCGCTATGGCGCCAAGCCAGAAGAGGTGCAGGCTGGCGTGTTCACTGATGTGACCGTTGAGCTGGTGGCGCTGATCGGCAACTTCCTCATCTATGCGCTCACCGGCGAACCAGCCACACTCGGCGCTGAGGAGGCCTTCACTTCCTACGCCATGACCGGCACTGCACCCTTCATCCTTGATGGCGACGACGCTGATCCTGCGACCGCCGCCACTCTTATCCTGCAGGCTGGAGGTGCTGAATCATGACCGCAACAACCATTCGTGTGCAGATGGCGCAGCGGACTGATACCGCCGCCAACTGGACATCAGCCAACCCGATCCTGTTGCTCGGTGAGCTTGGCCACGAGAGTGATACGGACAAGCTAAAGATCGGTGATGGCGCCACCAACTGGAACAGCCTGACGTATCTGCCGATTGATGGCACCTGGACTGGCGACACGATCGCCGTGGCCTATGGCGGCACCGGCCAGACCACCTACACCGATGGCCAGCTGCTGATCGGCAACAGCACCGGCAACACGCTGGCCAAGGCCACGCTGACCGCTGGAACCGGCATCAGTGTCACCAACGGCAGCGGCAGCATCACGCTGGCGATGGATTCCGACACCGCCATCGCCAATATCACCACCACGGCCACAAGCGGCACGTTGCCCACACCTGATGGGTCGGTGACGATCGCAGACGCCAGCACGCCGACCGTCGCGGAACTGCTCGAGTATTGCGTCGAGCTTGAAGCCAAGCTGGAGGCAGCCCTGGCAGCACTGCGCACCGTTGGCGTCATTGCCACCTAGTAGCCTGTTGTTGCAGCCATTGCCGCCATGATCGAAGTCATCGCCGCAGTGGCCGGCGCATCTATCTCAGTAGCTGCGATGGGCGCCATGGGATTCAGCCGGCGCAGTGATCAGGCCAGGGATGCCGTGATCAGACTCACCAGCGCTGTCGAGCACATTGCCACCCAGCTGGAGGTGCTGCACGCCGACATGAAAGAAGACCGCCGCGAGACTTTCGGACGGTTATCGACGGTTGAGCAGCGCGTCTCTAAGTTGGAAGCAAAGCCCTAGAACAATGGACTTCCTCCAGCACCCGGCCTTCTGGATCATCATCGCTGCAGCCAGTGAGGTGATCGCCCTGTCCCCACTGAAGGACAACAGCATCATCCAGCTGATCTTTCACGCACTGCGGGCGATCAAGGGAAAAAAGCTCTAGGCAAGACCTGGGAGCAGGCTGCCCGCGAATGGTGGTTTGAGACCCTGCTCCCTGGCAGGTTGGATGATGCTGAGCGTGAATGGCACGCGGCGCAGCCTGCTGACCCTGAGCCGGCCATCACACACGAGCCGATAGATGACACGCTGCAGACAGGCGACAGCCGGCTGCTGGGTGGTGCAATGCAGATCAAAGCCCCATGGAGACGGGAATGAGCAACACGGCGCCCATCAGCCTTGAGCAGGTGTTCAGGTACTACCGGGGGCTGCCGCATCAGGCTGCAGCCATCGAAGAGCTAGCGCGTGATCTGATGGCAAATGGCTACGCGGTGGCTATGCGCCGTGATCGGCCATGGTTTGAGACCTGGAGCCAAGATGGCAAGCAGACTGATTTGGCGCCTGCAATCGCGCTGATCAAAGAGTTCGAGGGCTGCCACCTGAGCGCCTATCCCGATCCGTTAAGCGGCGGCGACCCTTGGACAATCGGCTATGGGACAACCCGCTATCAGCACGGTGGCAAGGTGCAGCGCGGCGACAAGATCACCGTGATCGAGGCTGATCTGCTGCTGCGTCAAGAGATCGACCGCATCGCCGCCAAGCTGGCCACCACAGTGCCGCACTGGAAAGCGATGGATGACAACCAGCGATCAGCGCTCGTGAGCTTTGGCTACAACCTGGGGCCTGATTTCGTTGGCTTGGCTGGTTTTGAAACGATCACTCGCTGCCTGCGTGATCGTGATTGGGCTGCGGTGCCCGATGCGCTGGAGCTGTATCGCAACCCCGGCACCAACGTGGAAGCAGGCCTGCTGCGCCGCAGAAGGGCAGAAGGCAAGCTTTGGGGCAACCATGCGCCACAGCTGCAGCAGGAGCCCGCCAAGCTGCGCCCTGGCAGCTCCTTCAGCGCACGGATCACGCCCCACATTCGGCTGGGTGAGTTTGCGCTTGATCAGGAGGCCAGGCGCTTCGACAATCAGGGCCAGGTGGACATCGCCGCGGAGCTGGCCACATTCCTCGAGCGGGTGCGGACGCAGTTCGGCGGCAAGTCTGTGATCATCACCAGCGGCTACCGACCGCCAGCGGTGAATGCCGCGGTAGGTGGTGCCAGCAGCAGTGAGCACCTTTACCGGCCCGGTTGCGGCGCCGTGGACTTCTACGTCGATGGCGCCGACATCAACGCGGTGCAGCGGTGGTGTGATCAGCACTGGCCCTATTCACTCGGCTACGGCGCCCCTAAGGGTTTCGTGCATCTCGGCATCCGACAAGGTCGGCCACTGGTGAGGTGGGATTACTGATGCCGCGGCTCCCGTAGGGCCAGCAGCAGCGCATCGTGGCGGGATACTTCCTCGAGGTGCATTGCAAGCTGTTCATACGATCAGACACACCGACCGATCTGATCCCCGGTGATGTTTACAGCCAGATCGCAGAACAGGTCACTTCTGACGAGGACATCATCGAGATCGAGGTGAACTGCGTGCCGGTGCCTGGCGACATTCATGGGCGCTCACAGGATTGAAGGCACCAGGCTGATCACCCGTCGATCGGCTCGTGATCAGATCCTGCTGGCTTGGGACTATCGGTGCGCTTACTGCGGCTCTGAGCTTGGAGCAAAGCCGACGATCGATCACGTAGTGCCTAAGGCCTGTGGCGGCCTGACGGTGCCGAGCAACCTGGTGGCCTGTTGCATGGCTTGCAATGCCTCGAAAGGTCATCGGCCGTGGCGTGAGTGGCTGCGTGAGCAACCGTTCAGATCAGCGCTCGGAGAATGGGCGATCGTGCAGTGGCTGGCAAGTGGCACTCTCTGATGTGGACGGCACGGCATCGCAAGCGCAACCGCAGGCAGTGCAGACCCACCAATGAGTGGATCGCTCACCGGCAACCAGTAAAGGTGCTCCGCAGCAGTGGGATACGGCTTCAACCATGATTAGCTGAAGGCGTCCAAGTGATTTAGCAACTGGTCAAGGTAGAGCTCAGTCATGCCAAGGTTTCTCAAGTATTGGCGTTGGCAATCGTGTTGACAATACATCGAGCACCCAGGCGGGACTCGAACCCGCATCGCCCCTGCAGCGGCAGGCGGCCGTCCTATCCATTGGCTCGGACTGGGTGAAGGAGTGACCCCCAGGTTTGAGCTTCCGTGGAGAGGCTTAGGGGGTGTTGTTGATGGCCCAAGAGTGAGACGCCTCAAGGACGCACAGGGGATTGGGCTCTATCAGCCCGATCCTACGGAGAACGGGAACTAACTGAGGCTATGGCCAGCAGCTGATCGAGGTAGAGCTCAGCCTGCCATAGGTCGCAGCTGTAGCGGCAGACGCTGCCCACACAACTGCGGTAGTAGAGCTCACCCTTGATGGGCATGAGGGCTTCGATGTATCCGCCGTTGCGATCGGTGCGGCTGATGATCTCAGGGCCGAACGGCGCTGTGAAGGTGTCGGCCTTCATCGCCACTTCTCTCCCAGCAGCTGCTGGCGGCAAACCTCAATGGCCTGCTGCGCTTGCTTCTGCGTCATCACCGACTCCGTGGCGTCCATTGCTTTGACCACCTTCGCCAGCAGATCGGGGTAGTAGGTATCCCGGAAGTTGGCGGCCAGATCACCGCAGAACTCTTGCCACAGTCCGGTGTAGGTGCCACAGGTGCGGCCTGATGCCCGGTAGAGCGCATCCATCATGTCGGCGCGAGCCTGGTCCAATTGAGCGGTCATGGTGTCTTGAGGTATTCGGACAGGCGAAGCAATTCTGCGCAAAGCAAGCCGCAGCGTGGTGTGCGGCTGAGCTGATCAAGTCTGATCTCGATGATCTGCTTGATCCGTTGGCGCTCCTGCAGCTGGCCAGCCTTGAACAAGAGATCGTCAGAATCCATCACGCAGTCTCTCGTTGGTCAGTCTGCCAATCTGCTGCCGAATCTTGTTCATGGCCCTGGTGTGCTTGTTGCTGATGGCTTGACGGCTGACGCCATGCTCTTCGCCAAGCTTGCCCAATGTGGTCCTCGGCTCACCGCCTAGACCGTTGTATCTGCGCACGATGTCCTGCTCCTCTCGGCTAAGCATGTTGATGGCATCGTGCAGAATGTCACGCTCAACAATGAAGTCATCATCCTTGTGCAGTGATGCCGGATCAGGGATCAGATCCAAGATCGGGCTAAGGTCTTCCTTGCCTGATGCCTTGGCATCGAGGCTGCACACGTCTTGAGCCATCACCAGCGATGCCTGCAGTTCAGCAGGATTAGCGTCAATCGCTGAGGCACATTCGGCGATCGTCGGCATCTTGCCCGTCATCGCTAGCTGATGGTTCATGTAGGACCTGGCCTTGATCACCTTTTCATGCCGGTGAATCGGCAGCCTGATCATGCGATCACGATCCTGTAGGCCGCGGCTGATGGATTGACGAATCCACCAGTAGGCATAGGTCGAGAACTTGTAGCCGCG